GGGTAAAGGCTTTTCGGGATGGGGGGGTGTTCAGATCTACAAAGCGGAGGGTCTGTCGTGACTGAGTGATGCGAGGTGGGCGATGACGGAGTGATGGGGGACTTTTTGCCACGGGTTGAAAAAAGGGGGGTGGTGTGACAGGATGGGAGACATCATGCGGAGAGTGCGGCGACCGGTGTCGGCGAGGCGTGGGGTAGAGCCCACGGGGGCGGTGGTGCGGTATCCGGTGTCGGATGATGGGTTTTCGCAGTTACTGGAGGAGATGCGGAGTCGGGCGGGGTTATCGGTGCGGGAGATTGCGGGGTTGTGGGGGGTGTATCCGAACGCAATTTATCAATATTTTCATAAGAAACGGGGGCAGGGCGGGTCGGGGACGCTGCGGTGGTTTTTGCGGTATGCGTCCGCGTGTGGCTGTGAGGTGACGGTGACGTTTCCTCAGACCGTTCGAGGCGACCCGAAGGTGGTGCTGACGTATGGAGAGAATCCTGACAACGCGGGAAGCGGGGGCGTTCGCGGCGATGGTGCTGACGGGCGCACCGATCGCCGAAGCGGTGCGGTATTTTTGGGACGAGGAGCAGACCGAGGCGGTCCTGATCGAGTGCGAGGAGACATGGCCGATGCAACCGGCGGTCCTGAAAGCCCTGGAACAGCAGAGCGGGGGGCAGCCGTGGCACGAGTTGGGGGACGAGACCCGGCTTGATCTGGCGCTCAAAAAGCACTACAACGAGATGGCGTATGTGCTGTGGACGACCAATTACGTCGAGTGTGACGGGGGCGCGAAGCTGAAGGCGGATACCTGCCGATCGGCGATTGAAGCGAAAGTCGCGGGGATGGCCGGGAAAGAGTCTCCGCTGGCGTCGTTTTATCACGACCTGTTGCAGCGGTACGAACAACGCGGGAAAGCGAACTGATGGGGGCCCGCGCCGACCGAGAGGGGTACTGGTCCTTGGCGGCGGCCGTGATCGCCAGTGCGATTCGAGACTTACAGCTTGTGGATCGGCACTCGCGGGCCCATCGGCAGTCGCGGCGTCATCGTCACTCAGCCGAGCGGTTTTTTCACGAGACCACCAGTCCCCGACTGCACTTATGGTGCGCGTGGCTGAACCTTGACCCGGCGCGGGTCTGTACCGCCGTGACGACCACCCACGGGCCACGCGCCGTGTCCCACCGAATGGCCGACCTGATGCGGCGGTCCCGATGAGGTCCGACCATCCCATCTGGGGACTGCTGCGGATTCTCATTCTCTGCGGGACCCTGCTCGGACTGCAATTAATGACGGCCACGTCCTGGGATGCCGCGCTGCAGGGCGAAGCGGGAACCCTCGGGGGCGTGACCGCGATGGCCGTCTTACTCGAATGGGGGCGTGCGAAACGCCGCTGACCGCATGCCCGTGACCCAGGTGCCGCCCACGCTCCGTGACCACCTGATGACCGAATTTCGTGGGTTTCTGTGTGAAAAAACGGACTTTCTGCCCTTTGAACATCAGGCCGCGTGGTGGGCGACCACGGACGGTGTGCTGCTCAGTGACGAAGAGGTCGATCCGCACGACCCCGTCCCGTCGATGGCCGTGCGCCTCCCCGACGAACGGGTCGTGCATCGCCGCCTGATCCCCCGCCCCCACGGACGGGCGAAAGTCATCGCTGAACTCGGGGCGTACAAATCCGGGAAGTCGGCCGGGGCCGGGATCTGGGCCGCCGCGTTTGCCGCCATTCCCGGGGCCACCGTCTATCTGGTCGGGATCGAATATGACATGTGCACGCCCGAGTTTGAATATCTCCTGGACGCCATTTGCTCAGAGCGTGGCCTGAACCAACGCTATAAGTCTCTGCAGAACCGGCCGAAAGACGGGCGGCTCTGGCTGGAACTCGATAACGGCGCTCGGTTCGAGGCCCGGTCGTGGGAACGCTCGGAATCACTCAAAGGCAAGGAAGTGGATGCCTATATCTACTGCGAGGCGTATCAACTCCCGGGAATCGAATGCTTCACCTCCGTCGCGCAGAATCTGCGGGTCCGCCAGGGATACGCGGTCTTTCCGACCACCCCCGACCGGCCGTGGGTCGAAGTGTTTCATCAGCACGGACACAACAATCCCGAATTTCCCGACTGGGTGTGTCACTGTGGGATTCCCGCCATCGTGAACCCCTATAGTTTCGACCAGGCGGCGATGGACCGCGACAAGCATCTCCTGACCCGAGAAAAATTCTCGATTGCGTATCTCGGGAAACTCGGGCACTACATCGGGCGCGTCTACGATCATCAACGGGGCGACCGGCTGCTGTCTGTGTCAGAAGAACCGCGTCTGTGGCATAATACGGATCGTGGGGCCGTGCGCGAAAATTTCCGTCTGCCGCATGACTGGTCGATTGAGCTCGGCGCGGATACCGGCACCTACTGCGCGGCCGTGATCATCGGCGTCTCCCCGGAGGGGCGAGCGTACGTGCTTGATGAAGTGACGAATTATCGGTATGTTGCGAATACGACCGAATTGGACGAGGCGAGTTCCATCGTCCGATGGTCTGACGCGGTGCGACGGATGGCGGCCCTCTGGCAGACCCGGCCGATTGCCTGGGTGGATGGGAACTCCCAGTTCAAAGAAGAGTGCCGTCATCACGGCCTGCACCTGCTGGCGAATAAACGCGGCCGCGAAGCTCGCACGGAAGGGGCGCGTCAGTATTTTCAGCATGATCAGATTCGCCTCGCGCCCTGGCTGCAGATTGTGCCGTATGAGTTAGAACTGGCCCGCTGGCCTGATACAGCGACGGCGGCCGGGAAATACGAGCGGTTAAAAGTGAACGATCATGCCCTGGATTGTGTTGAGCATGTGCTCTCGCGGCATCCCCACGGCCGGGATCAGGCCCCGCCCCCGTCGTTTGTGCCGCCCGGATCGATTCAGTGGCTCGGATCGCCGCTACGGAAAGCGCGTCGGCCGATGGCGGTCGATGTTCACTTGGGAGGCGGCTAATGGCGATCGATCCCCTGGTGCTCATAGAGCACAAACTCCACTTTATTATGCAAACGCTCTCGTTAACTCGTCAGTTGCCTGATGGATCGACGGATACTCGATCGCTCGCGGCGTTATTTCAGGAGATGCAAACACATGTGGGAACAACTCCGCAAACGCTTGCTGATGTGGCTCAACGTGCCTTCGCTACCGATCCCGGAAGTCCAGTGGCACGACCTCCAAGCCGTTCAGGACCGGATGGATTCTCTGGAACGGATGATGATGACGCAGCTACAACGCCCGGATGAAGGCGGGGGAGTGATCCCCGCGAGTTCCGAGGCCACACTGTCCACAATCCCTGATGCCCACTTAGGAGCGCAATAATGCCACAAGTCTGTCTTGATCTTCCCTATACGCCCGAAGGCGAAGCACTAGCCGAAAGACTAACGCGCATTCCAGGCGTGCGTCGTGTGATCCCGAATCAGGGCGCGGAGACGCAGGGTGTCTCACGTCGAGGACTGGGCGTGTCGCCGCAGGAAGCTCCCCCCGGAGGGAATCTTCAGGCGATGCTCACGTCGATGGGGTCTCCACTGGGTCCACCAACGGGTCCCCCGAGTGGTCAGCGTCCCCCGATGGGTCAACCCATGAGTCCACAAATGCGACCCCCGGTCGGTCGTCGTCTCGTCTAACTGATCATGGCGAAGAACGAAGAGAGCCTCACCGAGTACACCACCGACTACGATCGTCTCCGGTCGCAGAAAGCGCGGAATGTCGGGTCCGTCGAATTGCGGATTCTGACCAATCTGGCTTTCGTCTCAGGCGAACACTGGATCGGGAGTCAGAATCGAGTCCTGTTTACCCGAAAACGCGATCCGAATAAGCTCTATCTGGTTTTTAACCTCGCGGCCCAGATGCTCCACAAGATGATGGGGCGATTGAGTAGTATCGCGCCGGTCTTTAAGTCGCGGGCCGATAAACAAGACCCGAGCTCCATCGCCAAGTCTGAAGTGGTCGATAAACTCGTCCGGGCGCTGGATGAGAAGCTCGATCAGGAGTCGCGGACGTGGGAAATCCTCTGGTGGATGGCAATCGGGGGTGTGGCCTTTGAATACGTGCCGTGGGTGAAGGATGCCACGATGGAACCGATGCCCCGGTTCGATCCCGAGACCAACGAACTGATGTGGACGGATGTCCAGACGAGCGAGGTGATTCCCGAGTCGATGCGGCAGGAATTTGTCATGCAGGGGGCTCCCGCCGAACGGTTCACGGTGGTGGAGGATATGGTATTGGCCGGGGATGTTGGGAGTGAGATTCTCAGCCCCTTACAGGTCTTTATTGATGCGTCCGTACGATCGATTGACGATCTGGCCCCGGATCAAGCGGTCTATATTGCCAAGATTCGGACGATGGGGTGGATCGAGGCCAATTACGATCTGAGCGACGATACCATCCAGAATATCAAAGATGCCTCCGATGTGCGGATTCTCAGCACGGATATTAAGCAATTCGGCGATCCCACTGGCTCGGTGCATCTCCAGGATCTGATTCCACGCATTCAGGGCAGTCGCACAGACAATGATCCCGATTTGGCGGTGGTCGTCGAGCGATTTCAGCCGATTTCAAGTAAACATCCCCGTGGGAAGTACACGGCCTTCATTCCGGGCGAACAGATCCTGCTGAATGAAGATAGTCCATATGAATCAATTCCGGTGGTCGATTTCCACTGGGGTCCGACGACGACAAGCTTCTGGAGCAATGATTACGTGAGTGACCTCATTGCTCCGCAACGCTTCCTGAATAAGCGGCTCTCGCAGCTTGGCGAACAAGCGAATGCCTCGATTTACGCCGATGAACTGCTCGGCCCCACGTTGAAGCGTGAAGATGTGCCCTCTGACTATCCCGCGCCGATTGAGGGGGGATTAACCGATGCCGGGGTAAAGATGGTGCAACGGCGCGATCCGCCCCAACTGCCCGCCTGGTTCATGCAATCAGTCGATCTCACCCTGAAATTAATGCGTGAAATCGCGGGGGGGGTGGATCTGTTCGGAGAACAGAAGTTCCCAGGGCAACTTCGTGGGCCGATGGCGGTCCCGATGCTCCAGGAGATTCTGGATACCCAGTGGGGGAATCTCTATCAGCATCTCGGCCAGCGCATGGGAAAAGTGAAGGAAATGCGAATTAATCGGGTGAAAGAGTATTATCCCGCGTTTCGCACCCTTCATTACACCGATCGGAGCATGAAAGACGAGGTGTTTATCTTTCAGACCTCCGAGATTCTCCGATCGGGCACCGATTACTCGATTACGGTCGAACGAGGGAGCCTGATTCCTGAATTTCGGGCGTTACGCGAGGCACGAATTCGCGAACATCTCCAGTCACCCCTGGCGATTCTGTATCTCGACGAACGCACCGGGCGTCTCGATAAAGAGCGTATTGCCTCTGACCTCAATATGGGCGATGTTGGGCGTGAGGCGCGAGAATCCCAGTATCGGAAGCTCGGGATGGCGCTGGTCGAACGGTTATGGCAAGGAGAAGTCTTACCCGAGCATCTGCCGATGCCGTTCTGGAATCTTCGCATCATCATGGATGAACTCGAATCCGAGATGGCGACGACAGAGTTTCTCTCTGCAAGTCCCCAGATCCAGCAGGGCTTTGTCGGATTCTGGAATAAATGTCGTGAACATCTCGTGGCCGCCTCAGAACGTCGGGCGAGCGGGATGGAGCAGCAGCAGATTCAGGGGGCCGTGGCGCAGGCAACGCAACAGGCGGCCGCCAAGGCCGCCGCAGAAGCCGTGGATATGGCGATGGAACAGTTGAAGGCGAATCAACAGATTGCTCCACAAGCCCCCGAGGTGTTGGCGCAGGCGATGGCCCAGCGAGGTCAATAGTGCCCTTTACGAAAATATCGTCCGATAAATATCGCAGTCCCAGCGGACGGACTGTTACGAAGAAACACGTCAAGACGTATTACGCCACGGATGGGTTTCGTCGGAAGCCCACGCCGAAAAAGACGGGACGCTCGAAGACAACGCGACGGACATCTTGACAAAGACCGCTGACGATTTTTATACTGCACTGACCACGTAGGCCGATGCGAACACGGGTCGTGAACACGCACCGGGGATTCATTGGCAAATGAACACCCCCGTCCGCACTCACGGACCACTCGACTGAGGAGATTGCGATGGCAGATGAAGACGGAAGCGTTGCCCCCGAAGCTCCACTTAATGAAACGGGTGATGGGGTAACACCAGACCAGACAGACACAGGAGGAGCGCCCTCATCTGGCACCTGGCCAGCCGAGGCACAAGCCGAATACACGAGGAAGACGCAAGCTCTCGCGGAAGAACGGAAACAGTGGGACGCGCAGCGTAGCCAGCAGACACAGCAATTGCAGCAATATGCCCAGCAGTTGCAGCAACAACAGTATGCGAGGCAAGCGCAGCAACAGGCGCAAGAGGGCCAGCAAAGTCAACAGTCCATGCTGGATCAGTTGCGTCAGATGCCGTATTTAGATGGGGCAACGGCGGCCCAACTGATGGAACGCATGGTGAATGAGGGCATCAACCCTCTTAACAGGGCGCTCCGTGACCGTGATACGGCTATCTCGAAACTCTCGAAGGAATATCAAGCCTTACGAGATCGAGTGGGCGATTCCCAAGGAGTGCAAGCAAAAAAAGACCTCGATGCTCGGTTTATGCAAATCCGCGAGGAGCAAGGACTCCCCGACAGCGAGATTATCAAAGAAATCATGCAGGATGTGTATTACTCGCATGAAGGCGATAGTCTCGATGCTGAATTTCCCTCGATGATGCGAACTCGATGGGAAGCGATTCAGAAGGCGGTGCGGGAAGGTGATCGTGCGGCGGCAAAGAAAGCAAAGGCTTCGCCATTCCCGTCAAAGGGAGGCGAGGTGTCGCCGACCAGTGGAAAGACTGGTGGCTACAAGACGCCCGAGGAACGGACGAATGAATTGTGGCCCATGTTGAACCCCGGTCAGACAGAATAAGGACGATCCTCCGATGAGGGGGGAATCTCGCTATGGCGAGTACAACTGATGTTATCGAGGCAATGAAATACACCTATGGTGTAGATCAAGTCCTCTATCTCGTAAATCAAGAAGTGGTCTGCTGGAATATGTTCCAGAAGATCAAGAAGCCAATGGGTGGGCGTGGTCAGTTTATTATGCCCATCATGGTGAAGAATCCTGGGGCGTGGACCGGGTTGACCGAAGGGGGCTCATTGCCCTCGAATATCAATCCCGATACGACCGAGGCGACGTTCAGCCTGCAAGAATTTGCGGGGCTGTACAACATGTCGTGGAAACTCATCCAAGATGCCAGGAATTCGAAGTTTGCGTTCCAGACGGCCTTGAAGATGATGGAAGCGGGATTTCGTCGTCGGATTCTAAAACTCATTAACGCCGACCTGATTTCCGATGGGTTGGGCAAGTTGGCGACAATGCCAGCCGCAGACAACCAGACAACCATTACGGTTGCCGAACTTCCGAGTATTGATCTCGGGATGACGGTCGATCTGATTGATGCGTCTGACAACGATGCAGACTTGGCCGCGTCTCGGACGGTCACGGCCATTGATGTGCCGAACCGAACCGTTACGATTAGCGGATCGGCTCCCAGTGGCACGGCGGCCGGGGATTTCTTCTGTATTGAGAATACGACGAAATCCGGGGCGATTTACCATACCGATGGGCTGCTGGGGATTATTGATGATGCGAACCCCCCATCAGGGAACTTCGGAGGGATCAATCGCAGCACAGCGGGCAATGAGTTCTGGGAGTCCGTGGTCTTAGATAACAGCGGGACCAACCGTGCCCTCACGGAAGACCTCATCATGCAGTTGGAGGATTCCGTCCGTGAGAAGGGCGGGGGATCGCTGAATGCGTATATCTCGAATCTCGCCGTCGTGAGGCGCTATCATGAGCTCCTGCGCGAAGATACCTACTTCGCCATGAGTTCTCCGAAAGCGTTGGACGGTGGGTCTGGGGTGGGCCGCGATGGTGGGGCCCAGCAAAAAGGCAAGGATGGGGGAGACGGACGCACGATTTACCGCTTCAGCGGTCAGCCGTGGCATGTCGAGCCGTACTTTGCCGCGAACACCATTATCGGGATGGACAAAAAGCACTTCTACCTCGGTCACGGGGAAAATGTGGTGCCGCGTCCAGTCAGTGAAATCTTCAATGGAACAGCGTTCTTCCGTCAGACCTCGAACGCCACCTTTGAAGTGGCGTGGTACTGGCAGGGGCAACTGTTGAGTGATAACCCAGCAGCTGGCGCGAAGATCGAAGACGTTGCTGAGTCGTAAACTGAGTAGGTGGGGGGTTAGGGTTGAACTGGGGAGGGAGACCCTAACTCCCGTCACTTCGCCAGAAAGCAGGAATTCATGGGTATTAAAGCGATTGCGAAACTTGCACCAGTGCATGTCGTCTATACAATTTCAGCGGGAGAAGCGGCCGATATCGGCATTTTTGTCGCTGATCAGGACTATGAAATCATGGATGTGCGTGAATGCCATAGTATTGCTGGAGCCAGCAGTACGACTTTGGATGTGGGCATTGCGGCCTCTGGGACGGCTCCTGCGAGCCTGACCACAGCGTTGAGTTCGGCGCTAGCGTTGGACAGCACGGCGAACACGCCGGTTCAATCGACGCTGACCTCGACCTTAGCCAACCGGAAGATGGATAAAGGGGAACAACTCTCGTTGAATTACACTGGCACGGTCACTGCCTATGAGGGTTCGGTGCATATTGTGCTGAAACCCATTCGGACCAATACAAGCTATTAGAGGGGTTATGGATATTTTTGATCCGGTCAAGTATTCGATTGCTGAGAATAAGTTCTTTCTAGCGCATATGGGGGAATCTCCGGTGGTGGCATTGCAGGACCCGCTGCCTACTGGGGTCAATCCTGTGACGGTGCGGGAAGTCCTGGGTGCGATCTATGAACTGGACGAACTCAAGAAGCATCGAGGAAATACCTGGACGGGTCAGAAGGCCATCATCTCCACCATTAAGACGTATTTAACTGAATCAGACAAATGGATTGAGATGTCGAAGCGGGGTGCGCCACGCTTTCCCACGCTCCATGCCTGGGATGGCAAGGGGCGTCCGCATCGTGGAGGGATCGGATCAGATTCTCATCAGGTCACGACCTGGATCGATGATAAGGGGAATCGACATTCATTCCGCGTCCCCTTGAAGGAAATGACCTTACAGGACTTCAATCCTCCGTGGGTACACGAGGAAGAACCGATCCCCGAAGCATTAGTGCATGATGCTGAGAAGGGCAATCTTCAGTGTCCTGTGGATGGATGGAGCACGAGCTATAACACTGAATCCCGTAGTGCTTACAACATGGCACGGGCCCGGATGTCGCGCCATTGCAAGACCAGTAAGGACGATCGGGTGCGTGAGTTCGGATTGAAAATCTTCGGCTAACGATGTCGGACGACCAGATTCATTTACCGGTGTCGTCCTTTTTGGCCCCGCCTCGTGAGGAGTCTCTGCAATTCTGGCATCCCAATCGGTTCGGGGTGCGGTTTGCGCCAGAGAGATTTCGTCGTCGCCTTCAGTCAATGCACCCCGACCTCGATATCACCTGGCATCCTCTCAAGGAACGCTGGTTAGTGTGGTATCGGCGTCCACGCATTCAGCACGGCTGGCTGCTTCTTTTTGTTGCTGAAGATTCCCAGCACCGATACGTCCCTCTTGATGAGCGCATCATGGCGGCGTGCTATGAGCAGAGTGGGTTTAAGTGGGGATCTGGGAAGGCTTATTGGTCACGGATTGAGGACGAAGCGCAGCGTGATCAGGCGGATCGTGATGCGAGTCGTGAGCAGGGATTAGAGGATGCGGGATCTGATCATTGGGACTACACGAAAATCAAGGTCAGCATGTGTGGGCAGTCCTCGGGGAGTAAATTCGCCAACCATCACGCAGGAGACTAGATCGTGGCAACGGGACAGACGCTACTTGACACGATGGAGGTAATGGATCGTGGCCTCCAACTCCAATCTGGTGAAACTGGGGTCACGCTAGGACTTCGCGCCTTAAATGCCGCGCAGGACCACTTCGAGTCCATGATGGCGCTTCAGCCAAATATGATGGGGTCCTCAGTCGGTACGGTGACAACGTCGGCCGATACGGAGGCGACGGCCTATCCTACGGGCCTGACGCGGTTGGACCGCCTGCAGTTTATTGACCCGGACACGAGTCGTCCTGCCTGGGATCTCGATCGAATCGGACCAGTCGGGGACCATTATTCGTCGAGTGGATCGGTATACACCCAGTCGGAAACGACGGGACGACCGGCACGCTACTGGACGAATGGGAGCAATATCTACTGGGATCCGCTCCCGAACGGCACGCATACCGTTCGCTATTACGGAATGAAAGCGGCATCAGATATCACGGCTGGTGGGACATTTGCCTATCCTGACATTGTCCTACTCCCCATTGCCCAGTTTTCGGTGCGAATGCTGCGGGTTGGGAAGGATGATGAAGCGGCTCCGATCGTTGATCTCGGGATGCAAGTCTTTGGTCCGGTGATTCAGACCATGTCGCGGTTTAATCGTGATCGAGCGCCAGGGTATGACTACCGGTATATGCACACAGAATAGGAGTGCCACATGGGGCAGGAAGATTTTACCGATACGTGGAGTATTCAGCTTGTTAAACGGGCCAAGATTGATGCGGCCTCTAGTGGAAACAATACCCTCGTCGCGGCCGTCACGGGGAAAAAGATTCGGGTGCTGGCGGCGTTCTTGACCATGACGGGTACGGCCGTCACGATTCGCTTCGAGGATGGGGCGGATGGCACGGCCTTAACGGGACAGATGGGACCCACGGCCGGTCAGACCATCGTGCTACCGTTCAATCCGGTGGGCTGGTTTGAAACCTCTGCGGCGACCTTGCTGAATCTGGAGCTCGGCGGGTCGCAGTCGGTGGATGGAGCACTCGTGTATGTCGAGGCGTAATGATGAAACGACGACATCCTCCTAAAGTTGCAAAAGGGGAACCATCTGCTATTCGTCGAAAAAAGATAAGAAAGCTTTCTAAGGCCCCGCAAGGGTGGAAGAGTATTTACCGAACGGGAAGCGAAGAATTAGGGATGAGACCAGTTGATCAGCCGCCAAGTAGACAAGAGCGATTTATTGCGAAGATGATGGAGAACAAGAAGAAAGACGATGAACTTAGAGAAGCACTAGAAAGAGGATTAGATCAATTTTCATTTTGGGGCATGAGAAAGCCTAAATAGATGGCTGACATTCAAGTTGCTAATACTGACGCGGATCTCTCTGGTAACACCGTTGTTACGGAAGAGAACGCCTATACCATCACGGGGCTCCATACGTTTAGTCGGAGCACCAATGCTCCGTTTGCCATTGTGTCAGGGGCGGCGGTCGTCGCAAATCTTGATGCCGACAAACTCGATGGTCTCCAGGCGACGGCTTTCGTAAAGGCCGATGGATCAATCGCGCTTTCTGCGAACTGGGACGCCGGGGGCTACGAGATCCGGTCGAATACCTTTGAAAGTGATGTTGCTACCGGGACGATTCCCTTAGTCATCGCGTCCACGACCAAATGCACCAATCTGAACGCCGACAAGCTGGACGACCAGGAAGGCACGTATTATCTCGCGGCCGCGAATGCGACTGGCACCTTGGCAGTTGGGAAGGGGGGCACGGGAGCGACCTCCTTGACGGATGGTGGAGTACTGCTCGGGAGTGGCACCAGTGCGATTACGGCCACGGCGGTGTTAGGGGATGGCGTAATTCTGATTGGGGATGCGTCAGGAGATCCTACGACATTGGATGTCGGAAGTTCTTCTGGGATCACGATCCTTGGCACGGTGGCGACCGGTGTGTGGCAGGGAACGGACGTTGGTGTGGCCTACGGTGGAACTGGTGTCAGCACGCTTACCGATGGTGGGGTTCTCTTGGGCAGTGGGTCGAGCGCGATTACCGCTATGGCCGTCCTGACCGATGGACAAATGATTGTCGGGGACGGGACCGGCGATCCGGTTGCTGAAAGCGGGGCCACGCTCCGCACCAGCATCGGGGTGGGCACGGGTGATAGCCCACAATTCACGGGCTTGACGGTTAGCGGGACCGGCGCAAGTGCGCTGGATGTCGGGGGAGGACTCAATATCGGGACTGGGGATGTGGCCTTGGTCGGGACGGACGGCAAGATTAACGGCCCGTTGAGTTCAACGATTATTGACGATCTCAGTGGCGCGCACCTCACAACGCTGAATGCGGGCAATATCTCGTCGGGTACCCTTGGTGTGGCCCGTGGCGGGACCGGCGCGACCACATTTACGAGCGGACGCCTCTTAATCGGTAACGGGACAGGCGCGGTGGCCGTCACAGGCGATGCCACACTCAATGGCGATTTAACGGTGGTCGGCACGGGGCCGCATGTGTTTGGGGGCAGTGTCGTCGATTACGCTCGCCTTCTATTAACCGGAAGTTTTACAAGTGGCGGCGCGTCCTCGCGTGTGACGGGGCTGCTCGTGGATGGCGCACTCACCTGTGCGAGTGGAGACAATAAAACCGAGGGCGCGTACTTCACCACGACTGTGACGACTCCTGCGAGTGAGACCGTTACTCGAGTCGTGCAAGTTTTCGTTGCCGAACCTGATATTACAGTTGGGTCAGGCGGTGCTGTGACCGCTGCGGCCTCGTTATATGTCTCGTCGGCTCCTTCTGAAGCCAGTAGTAATTATTCTCTATGGGTCGATGAAGGGAATGTCCAGTTCGATGGAAATCTCGTCGTGGTGGGGTCTGTCTCGAAAGGCTCAGGGTCATTCAATATTGCTCATCCTCATCCGTCAAAGAACGAGACACATCGCCTCGTCCATAGCTTCGTCGAATCAAATGAAGCGTTACTGATTTATCGAGGGTCGGTCGATCTCGTTGATGGATCGGCGACCGTGGATCTCGATGTCGCGGCCGGGATGACGAGTGGCACCTGGGTGTTGCTCTGTCGTGATGAACAGGTTTTTACGAGCAATGAAACAGGGTGGAAGCATGTGCGCGGATCGGTGAGTGGGAAGACCCTCTCCATCGACTGTGAGGAAGCTACCTGCACCGACACGGTGAGTTGGATGGTGGTGGCGAATCGCCAGGATCAACACATGCTTGAGACGGAGTGGACGGACGAGGATGGGTATCCCGTAATCGAACCATTGAATCCGCCATCGGTAGATTAACTCTCAGAGTAATGTGAAAACCGAGTTCCATGAATGCCCCGGATTATGAGTGGTGGATCGCCAACGCCCATAAGGATTCGGCGTTTCTACTTCTAACTGAGTCTCCTCACGCTTTTGAACAGGCGGTGATCAGTCGCGTGACTGAGGTGGGACGACTCGATCGGCAGGGGGTCATTAATCAGGCGAAGTGGAGAGCCATCTGGGAACAAGACCGTTTCGGGTCAGTCTCTGACATTCTCCAAGCGATTCAGCCTCTTCCCACGACGACCGGTCGGCCGCTCAAAGGTCCCCTTCGACTCGAAGGTCGATCATTTCGAGACGATACCGGACCCTTTCCCTTAGCTGGGGTAAGTGCATTCTGGGCTCCCTGGGCTACACGTTATAACCAGGGCCATCTTGACCGATTTGCGGCGTGGGCATCCGGGGCTGGAATGACCTATGTTCGATGGTTTGGAAGTCATGACTGGCCTGGTGGGACTGACGTGCAGACTCCAAATTATTTCTCGTTAATGGAGCGGACGACTAATCTTCTTGCGTCGTATGGCTTACGGTCAGAGATTACCTGCTTTACACGACGACACCTTATCTCTGAACCTGCCTATTTTGTTCGAGAATGGGCCGAGCTCGCCAAGCAATATCCCGAGCAAGTCGCGTGTGTGGAAATTGCTAATGAGTGGAACCATCGGGACAATGGGTGGGAAGATGACGAGGTTCGACAACTAGGCGAGGTCTTTCGTGATCGGTGCGATGTGCCGCTTGCTCTCTCGGCGGCGGCTGCCCCAGACTGGGAGAATCTTGAGGAGCGGCTCGTCGATCTTCATCGTGATGGTCCTGCGACGGTGACGACGGTGCATTTTCCTCGTCGAGACAATACCGACGAAGGGCCGTGGCGCTGGGTGCGCCAGCCGTGGCACGCCAAGCATGGGATCGCCGGGTGCCCATCAGTAGTGATTGATAATGAGCATCAACGCTGGGATCGGAGTCGCCAGGGACGCGATGTGGACGTGGCGGCATCGGCATTGCTGACCGCGTTTGTCTGCGGGTGTGCGATGTCTGCCCATCATGATGTTTACGGTGTACTGAATGACCGAGGGGAATCTCATCACGGATCAGGCGCACAGCTTCAGCATGTGCTCTCATCGGTGCTCCCATCGGTGCCACCCGATATTGCCAACTGGACATCAACCCGCGTGGGTGATGGCGGCGGACCCCATCCATTCCCGAGTCTTCTTTCCCAGCATTGGACCTTTGAGCCACATCCTCATTACGGAGTTTCTCGATCTTATGCGGCGGTCCAGGACGATCAGTTTGCGATGACCCTCACGGGTCTTCGAGACCATCTTTCGTTGAATGAGGTGCAATCTCGTCCGTACCGGGTACTCTCGCTCGCGACCGGGGATGAGGTGTACCGTGGTTCAGGGCCGACGCGCCTGACGCCGACGCAGGGAACGGCTTTTTTCGTGGTGACTACTTAATGTCGTATCCCATCCAGACCCAGGTCTTTTCTGTCTTTCTTGGCACCCAGGAAGGGATTCATTCGGTTGCGTTGCCAGCGATCTATTCCTCCTCGGGAAGTCGGAATCTCTGGATTGATAAACTCGGCCGTGCTAAGAAGATTCCTGGCTATAGCAAGCAGAACTCCTCGGCGGTGACGACTAATACCGGGAGTGCGGCCACACGCTTACGTGCGCTCCGGGCCTATCGAAAGACCGATAGTGACGGGACGTTTACACGTCAGTTGATCGGGGTGTTTGAGGCGGCGTCGAGCGAGTATGAACTGTGGTACAGCACCAACGATGGGGCGGCGTGGACGTTTATTATTGATCTCGGGAGTGGGTCCGTGGGGTCTATCCCCGACTTTGCCCAGGTGGATAATACCCTGTTCTTCGCAAATGGGGTGGTAGCTCCTCGAGCGTGGAATGGATCGGCGCTTTCCACCGCTGGTCCCTCGGCAAAGTCCCCAACTCCCACCGCGTCGGTCAACACGGCGACGGGACAGTTGAACGGCAGCTATAGTTGGAAACTGGTCAGTGTTGATGGGGCAGAGACCCGATCGGCGGGGTCCGTGACCTCAAATATCATCCAGCTTCAGGATGAGCAGAGCAACCTTTCATGGTCGGCCGATAGCGACACGGACATCACGGGCTACGAGTTGTATCGCACCACCGGAACCGGCACGACGTTCTATTTTGTGACATTTATTGATGGACGCACGACAGTCGCCTACACCGATAATGCGTCAGACCTTGACATTCTGGCTAATCGGGTCAATCAGGAACATGGCGATGCTCCTGCATCCGGGAGTTACTTCTGTGAGCCACACAAACAACGCCTCTGGTGGGGGCGCACCAACGCCAATCCTCGACGAGTCTTCTGGTCAGATCCAGGACTCCCCGATCAGGTGGGAGTCAACAACTATCTCGATTTCACAGATCAAAGCTCGGTGGGAGACATCGTTACCGGGATGGTGGGGGACTTCGAGGGAATGCTGGTCGTGTTCTGTGAACGATCCATCTGGACCGTCAGTGGCACCGGACAAATAGTTTCGGACATTATGGATTGGACGCGCACCAAGTCCAATGCTGTGGTCGGCGCAGTTTCTCAGCGGTCGGTGGTGACGGTGCCAGCGGGAGCGGTTTATACCAACTCGTCAGGAACTCAGGTCACGACACCTCGTGTGATGCTGGCCTATTTCACTCCACTCGGGGACATTCGTCTCTTTGACGGGAATAACGACACCATCATCTCGACGCCGGTCAAGGAGACACTCAAGACGGCGCTCTACGCCCAACATTCCAAGGTTCATGCTACGCATGACATTGAAAACGGCCACATTATGTGGTTCTGGGCTGGTCCGACTATTGGCGGCGATGCGGCCGAACCGAACCAGGTCGTGGTCTGGAACTATCGCTGGGGAGTCTGGTATGTGTGGCCTGACATGCCGATGTCGGCGTCCACGACGATTGAAACCGCTAGCGATACGCAGGTGATTCTGACCGGCGAAGCGCAGACGAGCAAGGGCGGCTTCTGTTACACGTTCTTTGACGGCGATAGCTTTGACGGATCAGATATCCCGGCCCGGTGGATTACCAAGGTGATTTACGGCACGGATAACTCGTGGAGCACGCAGTCGCCCCAGCAGTTGATGTCGTATGTGAAGCGATTTCGGTGGCTCGATATCGTTGCCGAAGCTGAATCAGATGTGACGTTGACGGTGGAATGGATGTCCGGGAGCTCCTCGGATGAGGCTGTGGGACGTGGGAGTGCCAGCAAGTCTCTCGAACCGCTGGGGCTGCAGTTAATCACCAGTGATGGGAATGGTATTCAGACTGATGACGAGTCCAATATCACGCTGCCGTTCGACTCTGTTCAGAGGATTATTAACCTCGAAGGTTCCAATGGTGACTTTATTCAGGATGTCGGGTGTCGGATTCGCATCAGTGACGATGCCCAGAATGGATCATGGAGCCTGGAGGGGATGACGCTCGGCTTCCAGGTCTTGCCAGGGGCGACGAGGCGGTTGCAGTAAGTGGCTCAACGACGATCTCGCGCTGATACGATGCAGGGTCGGGGAACGCTCCGCCCTGCGCGAGACTCTGAGCGTCTAAGAACTGATCCGCGTGACCGACCCTTTCCGTGGGAACCACTATTTGACACGAGTGTATTTGACCCAGCCTGGGAAACCGGGGTGAAACGGGTAGCCCGAACGCTGATACCGTCCACGCCCCGAGAGGTTTCGACTGAGTTATTGCTGGCGGCACTCGGTGGTCCGGTAGTGAAGGCTGCCGCGAAAGGTGTTTCAAGGGTAAGCCAACCGGCGATCAAGGCGATACGGAAGTATATGAATATTCCGTTTGACCCCACGAAGCGTCGGACGCTCAGGACGATGCTCGGGGAAGACACCCTGGAGAATGTCCAGAGGCGGAATATCTTATTGCCAGACGACAAAGGGTGGCACAATTTTGGGAAAAGCCTAACAACTCCAGGTTATACCAGTCCTGGTCTGATAAATAAGACCAGGAGGGGATCAGAGTTCAAAAAGTCAGTAGCTTTATGGGAGCGTGCAGCGGAAACACGGTCGAAGAAGCCTGGAATCCTTGGCGACCTCATCGAACATGCGAACGTCATGGGGAGAAGGATCAGAGAAGACGCTCTTGAAGAAGCGGGTGGCGTTATCAAGGAAGAAGCGCCAGGAGAAGCGACGGCTGAATTCATAGACAACCTGCTCAGAAGGTTGGGGGTGCGGGGAAAGCCGTAAGACATGCCAGCCATCTGGATACCCTGTCAGGACTGTGAGAACTACTGGTGCGTGAGGCATCAGACGCATGTTCATGACTGCGACTGCCTCCCGATTGAGTCGTGGACCGAGAGTCCGTATGGCTAGATCGAATATCCCGCTGGATTTCCCGACCCCTGACTTTGCGAGAATTCGGGAGGAATCGGGGTCTGTCACGGAGCGGTCAATGCGGTCACTTTACTTCTCGTCGATTGACACGCGACGGAGATTGCAGCGGATGCAGCAGGAGTTAGGCTGGCGCACCACGCCCTTTCTGGCCGGTAATTTCACCGCCAATTCAGGGACCTGGACCGTGGCGAGTGCCGATCAGAAGCTCTACCAATTTATCAAGATGGGTCAGTTCGTCACGATCAACTTCTTTCTGGAAGACACGACGACCGGTTCCGGGATGGGCAACGAGCTCCGTATTCAGATTCCGCAGGGGTTATCGGCAACTGCGACGACTTTCACGGGGCCGTTGATTATTAAAGGGTCGGTGGATACAGAGGGGTACATCACCACCGGGGGAACGAATAAGCTCTATTGTTATCGTACGGATCATGCGTCGTGGCCGTCAAGTGTGACCAATAACGTGGATATTCGTGGTGCCATTAGTTTCCAAACAGCCCAGTGATATACTGCCGAGGAGGGATGAATCGGACATCCAGTTCCGGGGGTACGCCGTTGGCGATCCTCCACGTATTCTTACGTGGTATCGAACCGATCGCACGGGATTCGAGTCGTTTATGGGGCAATCCATTCCCGACGAACTCGCGTGCACCTTGGCGATGAATAGTTTGCTTCAAGCTGCCGATCAGGGCTGGGCCGTGTTTGCGATGGTAGATCGAGGGGATGAGACAATTGGGTTTACGGGTGTCACGAATGTGACGCCGAATCGTGACTTTGGGCAGCCACATCTGTATATCGCCCCGGACTCACGACGATATAGCCTGCAGGTGGCGCACGCGGCCGAGCGACAGGCTGCTCGGTTAGGGATTAAACACTTTATGGCTTCTGTGGAACGTGACAATCGACGTGGATTGGCGATAATAAAGCGATTAGGATTTCACGAAGTCCCGAGAAGAGCCTTTCTTAAGGAGATCGAGAAATGAGCGGAGCCGATGCCTCTTATCTTCCGTGGTTGGCTGGCGCGATGGGGGGCGTTGGCGGCTACCTCAGTGGTGGTGGTGATACTGATGAGATTACTGGTATGCCGCTTGGGAGAACGGACTTTGAGATTCCAGATCTGTATCAGCGATATATGGGGGATGTGGGAAGAGTGGGGGCGGTGGGGGCCCAACGAGCCGCCAGAGATATCTCGCTTCCTGGAGCGTTTGTGCAGTCCCCGCCATTTATCAAGGGCGGAGTAGTCGATGTGGGTGTTACCGGTCGAGATCCGGCGCTATCTCGACCTGAACTCCTTCGTCGGTCTGGGGTAGATTGGGGAGCAACAGCACCATTTGAAGGTGCAAAGTCTGGTCAAGAGGTTTTTGGGACAGCAGAACAGGTGTCACCCCCACAACCGATGCTTGGTGGCGGATTACAGGAAGTCGAAAACGCCCTCGGGTTAATGGGGATAAAGCGAGATGCTTCGGGGATGCTGACCTTTGGAGCGAACCAGTTTGGTCCCACGACGGCGCAGCAAAGTATTCGACGGATTAAGAGAAGAGATACCCCTCCTGGCTATCGACCTGGTTATGAGGAACAACCTCAATCTACTCCCGTTGGATGGCCTGACAACCCAATGGATGATGGAGGCACAAGAGAACCAGCGCCTCAGGGCTAGCAATTTCCAATGAGTACCTGAATCTCGATACATGAGAATGGTGGATAACGATGGCTAGTTACAACAAGTGGTTTAACGGGTACGGGGAGGATGACGAAGGGGATGAGCCAGAGGATATCTGGCCGGGAACGACCGCAGAAGGGTATATTCCTCCGCCTATTGCTGACCCTCAAGGATTTTCCCCCTTTGTAGAGCCACCTTGGGATCAAACACTTTCTATTAGGAGTCCTCAAGAAGAGGGAGAAGAGACGGGTGAATCTGGACAGTATTACTCTTACCCTGAAGCTCCTGAGACATCTCTTGTAGATGAAGTTCCTCTTGTAGATGAAGTTCCTCTTCCTGATCAGACGGAAGGGTACAATCTCACGCCAGGAGATATTGAGTATCTCCAAGGGTATGAGGACTTCGGATCTGAGTGGGGCGGTGGATTTCGAGATATTGCCCAAAACTACCCAGCGACGGTGGCCGGGTTTTCAGACTTGCTTCGTCAAATGCAAGCGGCAGATCTCCCGTTTAGCGAAGTCGGCGGAGGTGGGAGTATTCAATTCGGCCCAGATCCTGCGAATATCGCAGATGTCATGCGAAACTATCGTGGGGGTGGTGAAGCATGGCAGTTTTACCCTGATCAAGAAGCTCCTCTGACCCCAACTCCGATCCCAACTCCGACTCCAACTCCGACTCTAGCCCCGACTCCAACTCCGATCCCAACTCCGACTCCAACTCCGACTCTAGCCCCGACTCCAACTCCAACTCCAACTCCGACCCCAACTTTGACCCCAACTTTGACCCCGAATCGGAGTCTTGGTGGAACTCCTACTGGAATAACGGACTCTGTATTTGAACCTCGTCCAGATATTGATCCTCTGGGACATACAGAGGTGGACCCATCGAGCTTTCCGATGTATCCCCCGGAGTATCAGGAAAATCTGACGCTTCGCGTGGGCGATGATCCTCTTTCTCGGATGCAAAATCTCGCTGCGGAGGGGCTATTCCAGGGCGGTGGACAGGTACGCACACCACTAACCGCCCAGACCAACCAAGCACTTTCCGATCTAATAGCGTCTGGTGGAGATTTGGGCCTCACCCCGGATGAACAGCAGCAGCGGTCGATACTTGACCAGATTTTAGGAGCAAGTGGCGTCTCGGCCCCCACGCCGCTTGAGCAGGAAACCCAGGATATCTTACGTGGCCTGGTCGCTCGCGGGGGACAGTTGCCCCCTGACGATCAGCGCCGAGCGATGGAAATTGAAACAGCCCGATCACCGCTGGATATCTTGCGCCAGTCCCAGTTGGCTGAAGGCCGTGCGGCGATGGCAGGGAGAGGATTGCTCGGCCAGGGTCCCGAGATCGAGTATGGGCAGCGTCTCGAAGCGAGATTGGCCCCGATGTACACCCAAGCCGCGCAGCAGATTCAACTGGACGAAGCGACTCGGGCTGATGCCCGGTACAACACGGCACTAGAGGCTCTGAGCCAACAGGCGACGTTCCAACGTGCTTCGGCCGATGAGCGGTACACCCAGGCGAACGCACTACGCACCGAACTCACGTTGGATATGGCGCGGCGTCAGGATGATCGTCTTGCGAACGCGATTAATCAATCGTCCAACTTAACCCAAGCACAAAGCCAGAATCTGGTCTCGTTTATCAATGCCACAACAGGTGTTCAGGAAGTTCGAACGAGAGCAGCACTAGATGTGCTGGATCGGAATATCAAATGGAACGAGTTCTTGGCTAATTACGACTTGGATCGGGCGAAATTCTTGGAATTGATAGACTCGGGACGATTTGCCGAGCTTGCGCCATTGCTTACTATGTTTCTCCAGGGGATTCAGACAGGGGCCGCGGGTTACAGAGAAGGGGCTGACGCTCCGTATGGGGCCGATTTCAGGTAAGGATACAAACTTATGGCGTTTACTCCATTTGATCAAGGACCTCAGACGATGAATCCGTTCACAGGGTCCCAGCCGACACAGCCTCTGGCTCCAGGTCCTGGGATAAATCCAGCGGGTGGCGTGATGACTCCAGGGAGATCTCCGGTGCGTCGTCGGAAGAAAGCCAAGCCACAGGGGATGCCTGGATATCAGCGACGAAAAGGGTCTCGACCGACAGGACCAGGGGGTCCTCCGTCGATGCCTCGGACGCCAGAAGCGGCTCCGCTGCCAAAAAGTCCCCTCTCATCGCCGTCCTCACCGCTCACGGCTAGTTGGGCCTCCTCTCGATCGCTCGGGAACGGGGGATATCGGTAATGGCAGTAACCCGTAGAGACTTGGGAAATATTATTCAGGGGTTTGGTGGCGGATTCTTTCCTGTCAAGTTTCAGCAGGAGCGTATCCAGAGACAAAAACTCTCCGATCGTCAGAATTTCCTTACTCGTATCGGAGAGCAAATACGGGAAGGGTTTCTGACCGAGGAGCAACTGATTCCACATGCTAAGGCTTTAGAACAGGAGTACGGGGATACCCCTGAGCAGGCCCTAACATCACTTCGACAGTATCTTCCGACAGAATCACAGCGTGGCTCAGAGATTAGGCGTCGATTAGGAGACGATCCGAGACTGTGGACTCGGGAACTTGCTGGAGCTATCGCTGGGGATGTGGGCAGACCGGAATACTTTCAGGCCAGACGTGCGTTGCCGAGTACTTCGATTGTTGGCGGCTACGATCCAGAGACCGGCGCTTTATCTACAAGACCTGAACCATTGACCAGCACGCAGACTATTGGAGCGGGGTTTGATCCTTCCGATCGTTCCTATGATCCAAGACTTCGAGATGTTCGGACAACCGGAAAGATGTTCGCTCCGCTAGTAGCACAACCTCAAGCAGAACGTCCTTTTGTGCCGGGAGCGACTGGTGGAACTCCTCTTGAATGGGGAGGCCCCCAGGCGGATATCTTTGAGGGAATACAGAAAGAGGCGATCCTAAAGGAATCTGAACAAGAAGCACGGCTACGAGAATATCGTGGAGAGGATCTTCGTGAAACTTTAGGCATCACTGAGGAGATGCACAGAAAATTCTTCCCTCGACAGCTAGAGGATCAAATACTCGAAATCGAGGCGTTGGCTCCAGTGAAACGGCAAGAAATGTTAGAGGATCTTCGTGAGGAAAATGCTGTGCGAAGAGCAGATGATCGAATGAGGCTGGAGGGCCCATACGCAAAAGCCGTTGAGGAACAGCATGAAAGACTGGCGATAATAAGTGCTTATGTGAATGAACGTCCTGAGTGGATTGAACGGAGAAACCCCCAGACCGGCGAACCGGTCATTTATGCTGTGACGAGAGACTGGAAGACTGGTCAATTGCGATTTTCTGATGTCACAGGGTCTTTTGGTGGTACTGAGCTCTGGTATGGTGGTACTTCACCACGGGGAATGTTAGGTCTAAGTCTTGGGGAAGAAGCTCATTTAATGAGTAGCGTGGTGACAGGATTATCCTCAGAAGGAAAAAATGCGGACCCTCGATCACAGGAAGGTCAGGAAAATATCCTGAAGGCGGCAAAAGATATTGGCCTTAATCCAGGGTTTGTTCTTCAATGGATGGAATCCGTCAAAGGACAGCTAAATGAGCCTCCTGGTGTGAGAGGCGGAGAAGTTGAGAGAGGCGGAGCAGTTGAGAGAGACGCTGCGGTGGAACAGATTTATGGATCTGAACCTGTAGTAGAAGAACTTACTCAACTTCCTGGTGAAACGGGTGGAGCTTATCGTTCGCGTTTGACTGCACAGCGGGGATTAGCACTTGCTCAAAGCGACTGGATACCTGATACAGAGAGGAAGATGGAAGCAATAGTGAAGATTCTTCGCGGGACATCACCAGGAACTCCTGAGTTCGAGATACGAAATAAGCAATACAATGATCTGTTGGATAATCTACAGAAACTGAGAAGTATCGTCGAATCGGGAGTGTTTCCAAAGGGATTGATTCCCTTGACTACTTCTACCACGAGATTCCAAGATCCACGGAATCCATTTGAAAGCACTCTTCGACTTAGACCGTAGTTGTTATGCCGTCTGAATCAACCAAGTGGGCTGCGCTTCTCTTGAAACGACGCTTGGATAGTGCAGCGTCTCAGGAGGAACGTCAGAGCATACTTCGAGATATCGAACGATCTCGTAAAGACCCGGTTTATCGACAGAAACTTGGAGATATTGCCCAGTGGGGGCGTTTTTCATCTGGCCCACATCTTGGGGCACAGATGGCTCTGGGAGCATTGACGGCTGCTGGGTTTGTCCCTGGATTACAACCACTAGGGATTCTGGGCGGGGCTGGATTATCGGCCTATGGTGCCGTAAATATCGGCGAAGCGATCCAACGTCGAGAAGAGGATTTACCCTGGAAGGCACAGACTGGATTTGGTGCGGCCGATATTCTTTTGGGTCCGGTTGGTCGAACTTTGCGTCCCGTTGGTCGAGGAGCGAGTGGACTTCTTCGTGGATTACGAGTGGCAAAACAACCTGCGGAGGTAGGAGCACGGCTGATCAGGAGATTAGGATACAAGGTAATACCGGGTGTTGGAGATGATCCTCCCTTTCGCAAACAAATAACTGAACATCTCAAAGGAAAGTTTCGTCCGGGTCAAACCGGAATAGAGTTGCGTGAGGTACTCGATCCCGAAGCCCAGGACATGCTTCGTGCTCTTAGAGAGATTCCTACTCCTGGCCTGACATCGTTTCCTCAACCAGGAAAATATGTTCCAAAAAAGGGACCGCCTAAATTTGAACCAGGAGCTAGTGTTCGGATAGGACGTGGTGATCCGATCAGGATTACTGACAAGTGGGAAGGATTACCTAGGGAGGTAGGCACCTACGATCCCACGACAGGTACTTGGTCTGGCGGCGAAGGTCTCAGTGCGCTTCCTAAGGCAATGCGTAAGGCTCTTATAGATCAACGTGTGGAATCCGCTGGTTTAGTCGGCGGTAAGTTAGTTCCAAGGAGTACACCAAGACCAGGTTCTTTTGGTATAGAAAACCTGCTTTCACGACTGAAACCCATACGAGTAGGAGAAGTTCGTGATGAAATCACGGGGAAAATTGCTGGTACAAGCGTTCCTGCAATAAACCCTAAGGCAGTAGTTCGTTATTCTCCACTCACTAAACGGGCCGGTGAACCGTGGACAAGAGCGCGGCCCACGGCACACAGGTCTCGTCTGCATAAAGCTAAAGCCGAAAATGCCGCCGCCGATGCGATTGGACAGGATCGACCTTGGAATATAGATCAGTTAGATGAGTTGCAGACAAAAGCGACACTCGAAGAAGCTACAGAGAAGGTCTTGGAGGGTCAGTCTCGTGCTGTTCGACCTCTGCCACCTTCGCCAGCGCCTCTTGTCCAGAGACTTCGTGTACCTCGTCCAGTACCTCGTCCAGTCGTTCCTCCAGCGGCTCCGAAAATACCACCAACGCCTGCCGTCGAGACGGTTGCTCCACCCCCAGCACTCCCAACCAAGGTTGTTTCAGACATCGGGGAGGGTCCATTTGATACGGCTGTCACACAAATTATGTCATCGCTCGGCCAAACAGGGGCGCATCTAGTCCCGGCCATGATGTGGTGGAGACAGGTCTTTCGTGAAGCTGGGGAGAAAGTAACACGGGAGACGTTGTCAGATATTATGTTTGCGAAGAGCCTTGCCGTTCCCGAAGCAGCCAGATTTTTTGCCAACCCTCTAGCTCATCGACCTACAGGTGGAGTGCAGAAGTACACAGCGTTGAAGCGAGGATTGCTTCGTGAACTGCCTGCGACACGCAAAACAGAACTAGGTCGTCGTCCCTCAGGAACTGGAAAATTACGTATTGCAGAGGAAGCCAAGATAGAGAATGTGAAGAAAAAAGCCGAAGAGTACTATCCTACTCTTACCAGACCCGAACAAGACGAGGCGCTTAAAGAGCTTCGTACGAGCAACTCGCTCAAAAATCCTCGTGCGCGTTTGAAATTGGAAGTCGAAGGTAAGTGGCGAACTCCACGTAAAACAGATCCAGAGTATGTCGACTATAAATTGACTTTATCGTCGATAGCGTTAAAGAACCGCTTTCAATCGGTACTGAAGATTCTAAAAGAACAGGGTGTGCTAGCTCCTGAGTCTGAGGCGAGGCTTCAGAATTTGATACACGAAGCATACCTGCGTGCCCAGCATGGTTTTCCGTCGTCAGGAGCGCGGTTCACGGACAAGAGCGGTCGTAACTTCTTGGTTGGAAGGGTGGGAGGGACTGGAAAATATCGCGCTCATGATGAGATTAAGAACTTGGACGAGATCGACTTGGATGCCCTGAGCGCGTCGGAAAGAAAAGCTCTTGATGCCCAGCTTCGACCAATGGAGGCGATTCCTGAATTTATCAATTATCTCGGTCCGATTTTGAAATCTCTTGGGGTACTCTTTGCGGGTATCTTTACGGCTGAACAGTTAATGCCAGAAAGAGGTCTGAATGCCGCCGCTGGGTAGTTTGATTCGACCCCTGGCCCGGTGGGGACGGGGTATTGGGG